ACTGGAGACAACAGTCAGGGCGGCGTGGTGTTTGAAGGGACACTTCTCCCAACCGCCCCGAAGTCACACGCCTGCATCTTTGACCTCAATCAATGACCGACAAGTCGCTATACGAGCGCTGGGACCCCGAAACCCAACGCTCGACCGAGGTGCTGGAGGATGCCGACACCGGCATCCCGTACATCGTCAAGTCGCAGAACACCAAGCCGATCGTCGAGTCGGCGAAAGCCATCGCGAGCATCTACGATCCGCATGTCAAGCGCGACATTACACACGTCGCGCGCATCCCCTACGTGATCTGGCAGCGGCTCCAGATGCTCGGCATCACCAAGGACGAGAAGGCGTTCAACGCGTGGCTCGATAGCCGCGAAGCACGCCTGTTCCGTACCGATAACGCGAGGAGACTGTAATGCCATCAGCCACCGACACCACCGCGAAGCCGCTCGCGCAGATGAAGCCCACACCAGGCGTCACGCCAGAGACCGAGGTGCCGATCTTCGCCCCGCCCGTGCTGTTCGACGACATCGATCCGGTGCGCCTGGTCCGGCTCTACGGCCAGATGCAGGAGCCGCGCGCGATGGAGGCGCTGCGGGCCGCTGCAATGGCCGCCGGCGAGGCGGCGCGCAAGGCCGCACCCGATGTGGTGGCCAGCCAGCAGGTGCCGGTGAGCGGCCAGGAGGGCCAGGAGCCGCCGCCACCGGCCTCGCCGGGCGTGGCGCCGCAGATCCACCACCCGCCGCCACAGCCGCCGCCAGCGCCGCCGGGAACCAGCTGGACGCCCCAGCAAATAGCCGCGTGGCAAGCACAGCAGTCAGCGCAGGCAGCACGGCCGCCGGGCGGGTAGCCAGTCGTGGCCAGCCTGCAGCAGCTCCAGGACGATGTGGTCAGCTGGCTGAACCGGCGCGACTGCATCGGCCTGCTGCCCGGCTGGACGCTGATGATCGAGACCAAGATCAGCGAGACCCTCCGCGCACGCTGCCAGGTGGTGTCCGCCATCCAGGCGATCGACGCGCCATACATCGCGCTGCCGTCCGACTTCGCCACCATGGAGTCTATGCGCGATGCCACGACAGGCGCGATGCTGGAACTGAAGGACCAGTGGTCACCCAAAGGCGGCGGCTGGACCTCGCCCTACACGGTGTGGTCCGGCGTCTATCCGAGCACGTACTGGCAGATCAATCCATCCGCACCGTGCAGTGCCTATCGCCTCGTTGCCGACTGCATCGAATTCCTGCCGCACCCGAACATCCCTGATCCGCCAGATCCCGCGTGGGTGCCGCAGACCGTGCTGATGGGCTACTACCAGCGACCCAGGCCGCTGCTGCTCCCTGCCGACACCAACCCGATCCTGGAGAACTTGTACGCGGTCTATCTGTTCGGCCTGTGCAAGCTGGGCGCGATCTGGGGCCTCGATGACGACCGCGCCGCGCAGATGGACGCGCAATGGCAGCAGGAAGTCACGCAGGCAAATCTCTGGAAACAACAGAGCGATATGAGCGGCGATCCGCTGCGCGCTGAGCCTGCGGTGGTGTTCTAGTGGCAGTCCTGTCCGCACCGTTCGATTGCTTCGTGGGATTGCGCGATGCCGACACCGGCGAGGAACTGACGCGGATCACCTTCGGCGCCTACACCCGCGTGCCCGGGCATTTCGCATTCACCGCCGACGGCATCACCATCGCCAACAGCGCCGCCATCGTTTGGCCGATCGCCGCCAGCGACTGGGGCGGCATCGATGCCGCACTGCTGTGGACCGGCCCGACGCTGGCCGAGCCAGGCGATCTGCTGGCCACGGTGCCGGCGACGATGCTGGTGGATACACCGATGTATGCCCGCATCCGGATTCCGCCGGCGGGGATCTCGGGGTTGGTGGTGACCGCGCCGCGTGCTTACGGCGTTGGCACCTACGGCACCGGCCGCTACGGCACCTACAACACGCTGGATGGCACTGCGGTGCTCGAACTCACGTTCGACAGCAGCCAGCACGTGTGCGCGCCTGGCACGTGGGCTCCCGGTCCCTTTGCAGCGGTGGCAGCATGAGCGACACGCTTACCCCGAACTTAGGTTTAAAAAAACCGGTCTATGACGGCTCCGAGGAGACCTGGGGCTACTCGCTGAACGACAACGCCGACATCCTCGACGCGGTGCTGGCCACCACCGGCGCGTCGGCCAAGTTCGTCCCGCTGGCCGGCGGCACCATGACCGGCGGGCTCACGCTGCCCAACGATCCGTCCACCGCATTGCAGGCCGCCACCAAGCAGTACGTGGACGCGCACGCGGTCGCCGATGCACCCAGCGACGGCAACCTGTACGGCCGCATGAATGCCGCCTGGACCGCGGCGGTGCCGATCGCGGGCGGCACCATGACCGGCGCGCTGGAGCTGTCAGGCGACCCCTCTGCGGCCTCGCAGGCGGCGACCAAGAACTACGTCGATACCCACGCCACGCCAGGGAACGCGGTGGTCAGCGCCACCCCGCCCACGCTGCCGATCCCCGGGCAACTGTGGTGGGATACCGTCTCGGGCCAGATGTTTCTGTCGTATACCGATGCTAATTCGACACAATGGGTGGTGGCCAACAGCCAACCGACCGGCATTCCAGACGCGCCCAACGACGCCAACACCTATGCCAGACACGCGGCGTCCTGGGTCGCCTCGCCGACCAATGCCTCCGTCGCGGCGGCAGTGGCGCCGGCACTCAACGCGGTTGGCCGGTCGTATATACACAACGGGCTGATGAACATCGCACAGCGCGGGGCGGGGCCGTGGACGACGAATGGCGCTTATACTGCGGATCGCTGGGAAATTCTGGTTTCGGGCGACACAGTCAGCGTCAGCATCGCGGTAAATTCCGACGCTACTCGCGCGGCGATTGGCGATGAAGCGGCCTTGCAATGTTTGGTTGTCAACTTTACGGGCACCAGTACCGGTGGTGCCTATACGGCGGTAGTGGAGAAGATCGAGAATGTGCGGCGCCTTAGTGGCAAGACTGTAACAGTCAGTTTTTGGGCCTCAGCATCTGTCGCGCTAAATGTGAATTTAGCGCTTGCGCAGATATTCGGAACCGGCGGTTCGCCATCTGCTCCGGTGGGAGTGGCTGGACAGAATGTCGCTATTGCGACCGCATGGGGCACGCGATATTCGCTGACGTTTGCGCTGCCAAGCGCGGCGGGCAAGGTGTTCGGCACCACCGCAGGCACCGATTATACCCAGCTAGGGTTCTATTTTTCCAATGCCGGAGCAGCCCCTGGTGTGCAGGCCGGCACCGTCGCTCTCTGGGGCGTGCAGCTCGAACTCGGTGGCACCGCGACGCCGCTGGAGAAGCTGGACCCGCGCCTGGATCTGGCGAACTGCCAGCGGTTCTATCAGGCCAGCCAACTGATCATGGGACAGGCATCAGGAGGAGCTGGTGCGAACGCTTATCACAGCTCCAATTTCCCGATGCCGATGCGGGCTGCGCCAACCGTAACACCTACCGGAGTGAACCTTACCAACTGCGGGAGCCTCTCGGCAGGCAGCTACGGCGGCAACGCTGTGTGGTTTGTTGTAACTGTAACTGCCAATGGGGCGTTCCTTGCCTCGGTCTCCTACACCGCCTCGGCCGACCTCTGAGGAGCACCCCATGGCCAGCGAGTACCAACTGACGCAAGGAGGCTGACACGGCGCTCGACTTTCCCGCATCGCCCGTCAACGGCCAGACCTTCACCAGCGGCGGCGTGACCTGGCAGTGGGATGGCGCGAAGTGGATCGTGCTGCCCGGCAGCGGCGGCGGTGCGATGCTGCCGATCACCGGCGGCACCCTTCAAGGCCCGCTGATCCTGGCCGCAGATCCACTGCCGACCGCGCCACTCGGTGCCGCCACCAAGCAATACGCCGATGCTGGCAGCGCGGCGGCGGAACATAACGTCGGCCGCAACCTGCTGCACAACGGGCTGATGAACGTGGCGCAGCGCGGGGTGGGGCCGTGGACGGCGAGCGGTTACACACTGGACCGGTGGCGCCAGGATGTTTCGCTCGATACGATCAACACCACCGTGGTCGGGTTCCCTCCCGGTGGTATGGTCGGAATTAGTGATGAGGCAGCATTTTATTGTTTAGCCCCGG